CCTTTATACCCTGAACAATAAGTAATAAGAGTTGAAAAATAATAAGTGTTAATAATACCGAAAACACAATTGCAATCTTCTTATTATACATTTTCATAATACCACGATATTATATTATATATCAAGAATACGTTATAAATGCTATTATAACGTATTATGTAAAAAAAAAATAAATTATTACTTTATTTTCTCAATCTTCAATTTCCTAGTGCCTTTTTTTGGATTTAATTTTGCTCTCTTTTTACAGTTAAATGTAAATATTTTTATATTTTTTTTAGTAATCACACTATTCTTACAAATACCAATTGCTCTACCTTCGCCTTCACTTTTGCTTTTTTTGCTTTTTTTGCTTTTTTTGCTTTTACTGTTACCGTTACCTTGAACTTTTTTAATACATCTACACAATTTTTTAGCTAATATAGAATGAACTTTATTTTTTATAGCATCATTTGTCAATGTTGAATAGTCAATATCATAATAGTTTAAAATATTTTTATAATCTTTAATTGTCATTTTATGAAAATTGCTCATTTTATTTTGTTTATTATTACGTAAATGCATTTTGGTGATTGTATACTATAATAATTATATATATAATATTATATGTTTAAAAATATCATTAATCGCGCAATGAGTATAAATAAAATAATAGGTATAAACCGATATTTGTTTTTTTCAATTATAGCATTGATATTAATCTTAATTTACACGCGTAATAATATATCACTCTATATTAACAGAATACTAACGACTATGAAGGTTATAAAAAGTAACAAACCATATAAAGTGGTTGTATTTGATTTAGATGAGACACTTGGTTATTTCACTGAAGTATCTATTTTTTGGGATGCATTAGAAGATTTTTATGGGAAGAAATTATCCAATGATTCTTTTTTTGAAGTATTAGACGTGTTCCCTGAATTTTTCCGCCCAGAAATATTCAGAATTTTAAATATGATTAATAATAAAAAGAAACGAAAAATATGTGATGAAAGTTATATATACACTAATAATCAAGGTCCGAAAAGTTGGACGAAAATGATAAACGATTATTTTAATTATAAACTGGGGTATAAAGCGTTTAATGGTATTATTGGTGCCTATAAAGTTCAAGGCAAAATCGTAGAACCAAAGCGCACGAGTCATGAAAAATCCGTTAAAGATTTAATTAGTTGTACGAATATTCCTGAAACATCTGAAATATGCTTTATAGATGATTTATATCATCCCTTGATGGATAAAGAAAATGTCAAATATATCCACATTAAACCATACAAGTATAATTTAAGCTTTAATGATATGGCAAACAGATATTATGATAGAGTAATATTGAAAAATAAACGCACTACGTTAAATAACAAACGGATTATCCGAGATGACTTTGTAACACAAATAATATCATTTATGAGGCGATATAATTACAATGTAATAAAAAAAACAGAGGAAAAACAAAGACTTGACATTGTTGAAAGTAAAGGGTTGTATACAAATTTAGAGAGTTTTTTAAAATTAAACAAACCGATTAATACGCGAAGAAAAAATATGAGAAAAAATAAAACATTAAAACATTAATTACCGATATAATGATATATAAATGATATATAAATGATATAATAATGATATAATAATGTTAATCATTTATATACATAAATGGAACGTATAAAACCTGGAAATCAAAGAACGGAAGAATTAAATTCGCGAATCAATCAACGTAATATTCCCAGTCAACAATTACAATCTAGTTTTGGTATTCGGCCTGTTTCAACAAAATATGCATCGATGCCGCTTATTGACCGACGTGAAATACCAACAGTTCCCATAGTAAAACGCCCTTCTTACAGCGTGGACCAAATGTTTAATCCCGGAAATGCACAAGGTCCGTGGAGCGGTTTTGCAAATAATGTGAATAAAGAATCGCAATTACGTAACCAATTTTTTGCTCTTCAACGTGGTGCAGGACAAGGTGTTTATATTCCGTCAAAAGATAGTGATATGTATGAACCTAAAATTAAACCAACAAATGATACAAGTGTTCAACAACAGTTCCCTTATCTCTTTGAAAAACAGTCATTTGAACCGTTTCATCCCTGTCCTGAAAATATGGGAATAAATATGTTTGATAATTGCACACGTCAACAAGTAAAGGAACTATAGTATATTAAATATGTAAAATATGTAAATTTTATAGCATTAAGAATTATAATAACGATACATTATGTAATTTATTTATTATATAATGTAAAATGGAGAACATTAATAATGAAAATGTAAAGGATGTCTCTGAAAATGACGCGACTGAAAATGTAAATAATGAAAAAGTAACATTACTTCATATACATTCTGATGTAGGAACAAATGCAACCTTAAATTTTTTCACCAAACCATCTTATTTAAGTAAATTAAAAAAAAAATACACAAATAGTAAAGATGAAAATACTGGTTTGAAAGATAACGAAAGCATTAAATTTTATAAAAAACGGATTGTATCTCTCTTTAAGGATTTATTAAAGGGTGATGAACCAGAACACTGTAATGATGAATTAAAATATATATGTCATTTATTCGCAACCCATTCAATCAAGTATTTTGAATCGATTGATAAACAGGACATTATTCAGCAGGAACATACAATAATAAATGGCGAAGAAATGACAAATGATATACATAATGATAATTTAGATATAATAGAAACTCATAATGTAGATACCATAGAAGATGCAAATTCTATTATGATGCGTAAAACTATTGAAATACCAAGTTTAGATAATTATGTTCAAAAGATACAACAAGATAGTACGAATAGTGTAAAAAAAATAATACCACTTAAATTGGAAATAGATTTAAAAAACCCTACATTGAAAACAAAGGGTGTTAAACCAAAAGGATTGAAAAAAAATATTAAGAAAAATGACAGTATAAGTGAAACAAGTATAAGTGAAACAAGTATAAGTGAAACAAGTATAAGTGAAACAAGTATAAGTGAAAAAGATTTATCTCAATAAATATTAATAGAATGAAACATCGAATTAAGAGAAATATCAATAGTCAAAAAAACAAAAAATCATATAAAACTACATTAAATAATATAAAGACGCGTAAAAGAACACGTAAAGTAATTAAGAAAAAAGGCGGTAAAAAGATTAAAAATAACACACACACAAGAAAGTTTAAAAAGTTACAATGTGCTCCGAGGGTCAATAATAAAAAAGATGGTAATCACGATAATGATGAATTACAAGAATACAGTTGTTATACAAAAGATGCTCTTATAAAAATGAAGAATTTATGGAATGCACGTCATAAGGATTCGGTTATTACTGATACAACCCCCAAAGATATTTGGAATAGTTTAAAAGATAAAATGAAAAATGCATGTTATAATGAATCGTGTTGGTTAAAGCAAAAATTTATGGAAAATAATTTAAATGATGAATTGTCAACATATACATTTGCACCAAAATCTCCACCAAAATGGAAAGAAAATCATAATACATGGTTAAATAGCAATGATATAGAAAAGGTAATGCAACAATATGAACATACCTATCCATGTTTTCGGTTTATTGGACCAACACCGATTGATTTTGACATGCATATTCACGAAAATAAATGCGTTTGGGATGATTTATGTAAATTTGATTTATTAAGTTATATTAAGGAAGGTATTAATAAAATCGGTATTATTTTTAATACTGATCCTCACGATAAAAGCGGAGCGCATTGGATTTCGTTATTTATTGATTTAAATAAAAAGTTCATATTCTTTTTTGATAGTAATGGAACAATGATACCCAAACAAGTGAAACACTTTTGTAATCGCGTCATCTCTCAAGGTTTACAAGTAAGAACCAAGAAATTCCCCAATGGAATAAGATTAAAGTATGATTTAAATGCACCGTTCATTCATCAAGAAAGTAATACAGAATGTGGTATGTATTCGCTGTATTTAATAGTAACCTTATTAAAAGATATACATGATTATACGTTCTTTAAAACCAACAAAATAACAGATGAATTAATGGACGCATTACGTGATAAATATTTTAATACGGATATATAATGTATATAACTATAAATTTGTAAATAATATAAAAATAAGAACAATACTTTTTATATTATATTAAACGGATTATGAATAATAATAAATTATACTCACAATTTACCTCAAATTCAAATAAAGGAATTGTGTGGAAATTACTGTGTGATAATCGAACATTTTCTGGAATTCCTGAAGGAAAATCTAATCTTATTAAAGAAATATTTGATAAAAAAATAACTTTACTTGCTGAACAAATAAACGAGTCGTCGGATAAATTAATTGATTTAAATAAAAGAGTTATTGGTGAAATGATGGTTACTGGAAACAATTACAAACAACAACAACAACAACAACAACAACAACCATCACAATCTATACCCGAAATATATAATGCATCCGCTTTATCAGAACAACGTCAACGAAAATTCCAAGATGAATTTAATAAAAAACAAAATGATTTTGATAGTTTAACTCAAGTAAAAATCCCCGATACACCTGATTTTTCTGATATTTTAGATACACCTATTGGAAGCGAGATGGACGGTATGCTAGCAAAACAAATAGCAATGAGAGAAGAACAATTAAATGGTGTGTTAAATAGACAAAATACCGAAGAGGCAAAAAAATGGTTGGAATTATCAAATGATGATTCAACTACAAATACTACAACTCAAATGAATAATGATAATATTGTAAAATTAAAAATTGGAGGGGATGTCAATATTGATTTAAATAGCAACAGCAACAGCAGCAATAGCAGCAACAGCAGCAACTCGCCAAAAAAACAAGTTAGTTTTTCAGATTCTCCTCTTGATGAATCACGGCAAACTGTAGACCCTGCTAATTTTATGGCACTTTTAAAGAAAAAACCAACATCAACCGCGATACCATCCACGACAGTTAAAGAAAGCAATACATTTAATAATAACAACGATATAACAATAATTCTAAGAGAGATTCTAGATAAACAAAATCAAATATTAACACTTTTACAAAAATAATAATTTATTATAATGATTTAATCTATAGTATAATAAATTTAATGAGTAATAATAGTAATAGTAATAGTAATAATATTGATGATGATGAACCTTTAAAATACATTGGGTATAGTATGCATAAAAAACAGTGGATTATTATACCTAAACACAAAAAACGAGATGATACATATGAATTTTTTAATGCAGGTGCCACAGCATTTACATATGTTAATCCATCAACTAATAAACTAGTAAAAATTATACACGGTCCTCGTCATATACCTGCAGATAATTATGCTGGTTTTATTAAAGAGTGTGAAAAAGAAGTAGAATTTCAAATGAAGGCTGCTGATAATGAATTAGCACCCCACATTTATAAAGATCAGTGTGGTTTTGTGCCCAAAGAAGACTCATTTTATAGTAAAGATGAAACGCCATATTTTTATATTGTAATGGAGTATTTATCCAAAAATAAAGGATGGGAACATGTATTTATTGGCGATAAACCAGATAGTATATTTTGTGATTATATTGAAAAAATTGTTTCAAAAACAGGATTAATAAATGTTAAAGATCCACAAGCACATTTTTATTATAATAGTGAAAAAGACAAGGACAAATTATATATGATTGATTATGGAAATTGTGAAGAATGTGGAGAACGTAGTAGTTCGGAATGTATAGTGTTAATGAGTAGTGCGTTGGGTGTAAACTGTAATATTCCAATGCCAACACCAATACCAACTAAAAGAAAAAAAACTAGTATCACTAAACGAACAAAACGTTATGGAGGGAGTAAAAATTATAAGCGCAAAACCAAATGCAAAACAAAACGCAAAACAAAACGCAAAACCAAAGGTAATAAAAAATAAAATTGAAAATACTTGTAAATCATTACACTATTTACAAGTATCTCTACGATAAACAAAAATGCAATCCGTATTTAATGCATTTCTTGATATGGACCGTTCTATTTATTGCTGCACAAAAAGAACAATTAAAATGAATATTCGCCACCAAAACGGGCGTCCATTTTCACAGTTGAATTATTATTTCCTATTTCTTTACTACTATATAATCACCTTTACTGCATTATTTGTGTTAATTGTATCAAATATTTTACCATATACAATTCACTATTTGACTTCATATTATCTCCCAATTTGGTCTATTGTTTATATTTCCAATACAATTACATTTTGTATACTGATTAGTTCGTTCTTTCTTATGAAACAATTTGTAAAAGATGTATTGTGTAAATGTCCTGAACCTTAACAAATTAAATGAATTCCAATTTATACGTTGCTTCACTGCCTTTACCGCTAATAATTAAATCACCCACCTTTACAGTATCCCCATTTTTATAACTATCCAAATCAAAGACTTCATGAGTTTTAGGGTTATAAGCATAGTTTACACCATCCATTTCTATTTGTTTTGCCTTCCATGTAATTTCTTTTTTATTCTTATCGGCAATATTATCAGACTGTTCGTCTTCATAACTCATTTTATAAGCAAATTTAGAACTACCGCTCGATCCAAACGTAAAACACTGTAATTTTTCTTTAGCATTTGATTTGGAGTGCAATACGCAATCAATCGATGCTTCTTTCACAGCAGTTAAAATATTAGTTGAAATCGACTCTTTTTCGGTTGCGATTTCGTATAAAGTTTCATCAGTCGTTACTGGTGTTAAATTATTCTTGCGACTCTTGTCATGTAATCGCAATTCGCGTGTTTCGTCGCTTTTTAATTGTTTTTCGGATAAGGTCATTAAATATAAAAACACCTTTACTGTTCTTAATTCTTCGGGTAAATCTTGATGACTGCATATACGACGTGCTCGACCAATAACTTGTTCTATGCGCACCGGATGCCAATAGGGTTCTGTAATATGGACATAACGCACATTTTTCAAAGAAATACCTTCCGCGCCAGAAGAAGTAATCATTAATACTTTAATAATATCACCCATCGTATTTGTATCAGATTTTTCCTTTAATTTGGAAACAATCGTATCAGGCACATATTTCCAAGCATTATTTAAGACATTACGAATAATTTCTTTCTCTTCTGGCGTTTCTGTTCCAGTATATAAAGCAAATGTCGGTTTGCCAATATCTTCTTCAGGAATTGCCAAATTCCATACATCACCTGTTTTTTTTATTTTAAACTGTGTAAACCCATTTGCTTCTAAAACCAATTTTAATATTCCAATTCCTTCTAATGATCTAAATTGAGTATATATTAAATGTATTCCCAAATGTTCTTCGTCTTGGATATTTTCCAAAATATGTAAGAATTTCGGACTATATATCTCGAGACCTTCTGGTGTCAAATATTTATCACTATCATCTTTAAGACCGTTTAGTGCCTGATTAATACGTTCTCTATACGTTTTTGTAACAATCACGTCGCCATCTCCATCGACATCGATATCGATATCGCCAAAAGATTCATCGCGATTGATAATTTCTTCACCACCAACTGCGTCAATTACATCCTCATTTATACCAATTACATCCGCTATTTCACCTTCTTCGCCTGCAGCATTCTTTTTATCGGGCATTGGTCTAGTAATAGTTGGGCGTGGAAACACAAAATTACAGAACGCGCGCGAAAATATACGATAGGTAGATGTTGTGTTTTCGTATAAATCATCTGTTGCACCTTTTTTTGTTTTCTGTTTTTTAGCATTATTTTTTTCTTGATTTCGCTCCTGAATACGTGCTTCTTCATAAATAGTAAATTGGAAATCACTCATTGGTATTTTAATTACTTGAAAATCAGACGGATTTTGTTTTGAATATTTTGGCATTAAACTTTCTTGTGCACTGCGAAAATAAGAAGTTAAACCAATTATACGTCGTTTGAACATATTCATATTTTTTAATTGTCCATTGCTTTCTATAAAATAATTTTTAAATTCATCCAGTGTATCCGGCAACGCTTTATAGTTTTCAACAGATACTCCATTTGCCTGAACATTAATATTATTTTTTTTCAAAATTTGTGTTATTAATTTTATAAAAGAATCGTCACTTAATTCACCGCGTTCGCCTACTTCTAATTTTACTCCACCATATTCACCATCTTTTAATGATGTTTTATTCACAAAACCAAACGGGTTACGTGTTACCGTCAATGTTGTTTTTGATGGTGTATATTCAAGTAAATCTAAAATATTTCCACCAAGTATAGTTGATTTAAAGAGAGATTGCAAATAAGAATTATTCACTTGGCGTTGTGCCATAATATCTAATTTAAAAGACCATGTCTTAATGTGTCCTCTCAAAATATTAAATAAGATTGCGATTTCGTTAGGATAGTTAATAACGGGTGTTCCAGACAATAAAACAATTTTTGCATTTGTTGCTTTCATTAATAAAGAATATAATGTGGTTGCAATATTTGTTTTTTTCTTTCCTAATTTATTTACAATTCTGCTGACTAAATTATGTGCTTCATCCACAATAACAACAGTATCATCAAATGGATTAATTGTATTATTCTTTGTCATTTCTAATATTTTTGTTGCTCTTAACCCATTGTAATTGATAAATTTATATTTATATGCAATCATTTGGTCTATTTGGTTGTTAATATTTAATTTATCATTTTGACTAAGTGATTCATAATTAGAAGGATTAGACATATTCACCATCCAAGCGCCGCCTTGATTATTAATATATTCAACAGAGATAGAGAGAACTTTTGATAGATTGTCAATAAGTTCATCGTCTTTTCCTTCAGTTTGAATAAATTCCCAAAATTGGTTTTTACGATATATTTCATCACCGCATTTTTTCAATTCTTCGCGGTAATTCACTTGAAGAGACGCAGGTGTCATTATAATGACTTGTTTGTTTGTTTTCATACCTTCCGCAATGGCAATGGAAGAACACGTTTTACCTGAACCCAGACCATGGTATAACAATAATCCTCTATAAGGCGTGTATAGATTTAAATAGTCTCTCACGATTTCTTGATGGGTCATTAAAGAAAAATCATTCTCTTCGTCTCCAGAAGGACATGTTGCTGGTATTTTTGCTTCATCTGCCAATTGCTTTTTATACTTTCCAAATAAGGATGCCATAAAATTAACAAAAATCTCACGATTGTTCATATAATAGGATGATGCTGGTATAACTATTGGTGCTTCTATCTTTTTCTTAAGACGCGTTTCAATATCAATATCATCAATTTTAATCATACCAAGAGGTCCTTCCTTAATACCTATAATTGGTTTTTTTGTTCTTCTGCGCATTGTAACTTTTGTTTTTTTAACCGGGATATCTTGCTGCTCTGCTTGCTGCTCTGCTTGCTGCTCTGCTTGCTGCTCCTGCTTTTTTTCTTTATCTGCAATACCACTAATATCATCAATATCAATATCTATAGATTGGTCGTCCATTATAATAATCTTTTCGCGGACTTCCTCACCTTCACCATTAGTTTCGTCTTCTTTCTTTTTTGTCTCACTTTGTTTTTTCTTTAATGTCCTTACTGGTTTTTTTGTAGTTGGTTTTGGTTTAGATTTTGTTTTATTATCCTCTTTTTCTATCTCTTTAACATTTTTAATAATAGATGGTGCAGGAGGAGTTAGTTCATTTACTATTTTTGGTCGTTGGAACGTTTTTAAAAAGGTCGCTCTATCAAAATCCGTATTCTTTGTCTCATCAACAAATTGAACTGCCAGTTTTTTAATCTTTTTTTCATTATTCATTACATTATCGGCGCCATTATCCTTATACTCGGCATCCCTTTTTTCAGTAGATTTGTCCTTTTTTTCAACATTATCGCGTTTTACCTTTTCTTTTATTCTAATTTCCATATCTTTTTTTACTGCTGGAGGTTTATTCACTTTTAATTTAGCTAAAAGAGAAGTTTCCATATCTTATATAATACAACTTTTTTAAAAAAGTAAAAAAATGTATTATTTGTATTTTGGTATTTTGGTATTTTGGTATTTTGGTATTTTGGTATTTTCGTTATAATTATGAATGTTGTTCACATACACGGACACTTATATAGTGACATTAATGTTTATTAATCACATTATCTATTTTTTTAATAGACATTTCACTCGCAATTTGTTCTGCTTTTTTCTTTATTTTATGAATACCTTTTCCTAGTAATACAAAGACATACGTTTGTTCCATCAATATTTCTTGAATTCTTTGAAATGAACCATAGATTTCAAAAGGAACACTATCGCCAATATTCAATTGATGTAATGGTTTACCTAAGCACAAATATACCCCCATTTCATAACCTTCATCAATCGTGTGACTAATTTCTAAATAATCGGGTGTTGTTTTAAATTCTTTTTGTATTTTGACCTGAAGAATATTTTTATAATTATCGTCAGTATTAATAATTTTAGTCCAATCTACATGTGATTCAAATACACTTTCTACAAATATTTGCGCCATTTGAAATCCTGGTCCAGTAACAAATACGTTCTTAAACCACCCGTCTTCATCTTTAACCGAAATTTTATTAAAATCTAGAAATAAGGCACCGATAAATGCTTCAAATAAACAACCTAACTTTTTCAAATTTGTTCTGATCTTCTTTTCCTCGGCATATTTAGATATAATTAACCATTTATTAATATGCATTTCATATGCCAACTTACCAATATGTTCATTTTTTACGAGAGCGATTTTTTTTTCGGTCATAAAACCTTCATCCGCTTTAGGAAATCGACGATATAAATAATATTTAGTGATAAGTTCTAGAACACCATCACCGATAAACTCTAAGCGTTCATTTGATTTTGTTTTTAATTGCATACAATCAGAAGGACAAGGCATGATTGTAATATTATTGGATTGGTTTTCGTGGTGCGAACGTTTGGTATAAGAACTATGAATAAAAGCGCGTTTATATAATTCCAAATTATGAATTGGCGTAGTTATGCCATAGCGTTTAAGAATAGATTGAACATCGTTCAATGTAATCTCTTTATTTTCATTATTGAATGGATTAAAAATTAAACTGTCACCGCATTTAGTAACATCACCGTCTTGTAAAATGTTTTTCAAATCGTCAGAATTATCAATACCGTCCATTGTTTTATTTATTGTTGATGGTGTAGTATTCATCTAATATTTAGAACATATCAATTTTATTTTAATATATATTTTTAATAATATTTTTAATAATATTTTTAGTATATATTTTTAATAATATTTTTAGTATATTTAATTACAAAGAATAAAAATAAAATATATAGTGTAATAGTATATAATAATGGGAACTCAACATGGACGTGCTAAAAATATTTCTTCTTTGTCTAACCGCCCTGCCTACTGGGGGTGTCCCGGTCTTCCTCCCACCGTCGGTCTTAACGCCTCGGTCGGTAACGTCTACCGTAAAAAACTAGGGTGCGGTTGTGCCTGCACTGTTAAACCCGCGTCTTTTGCGTATGGTTGCAGTGTTGGTTGCCGTAACCGTCCTGGCGCTTTCCGCTGGTAATCGGTTTATATAATTTAAAGAATTATATTATAATTTAAAAATAAAACTTTAATAAGCAATAATAGTATTTTAATGCTTATTAAATTAGATTACAGAGAGAATAAATTAATTCAGTTATGTAGTGCTTATATTGATGATAGTCAGGATATTACAGTAGTTAGCGAAAATTTACCATTAGGTGATGCTATTATATGTGATAATGATGGTAATGAAAAAGTAATCATTGAGAGAAAAAGTTTGAATGATTTAGCATCAAGTATTCGCGACGGACGTTATAAGGAGCAAGGATATAGATTAAATCAATGCAATATGCATAATCATCATATTTATTATTTGGTAGAAGGTGATTTTAGGTATTATCGTCCATTTAAGGGAATGCCTGATAAAAAAACACTATTATCTGCAATGGTTACTATTAGTTATTTTAAAGGATTCTCTCTTTATCGCACAATTAGTTTAGAAGAAACTGCCGAATGGATAGTTCAATTTACAACAAAGTTAATTAAAGAAGGAACATCGGCAGTTGCATATTATAATGGTGGTGCAGAAATGATTGACTCAACTACAAATTATGCACAAGTTGTTGGAAAGCGGGTCAAGAGAGATAATATTACAATAGAAAATATAGGCGAAATAATGTTATCACAAATACCCAGTGTAAGTAATATATCCGCAAAAACCATTATGGAACATTTTAAAACATTTTCAAATTTAGTCCAGACACTTGAAAAAGATAAATCATGTTTAAATGATATTCAGATAACTAATAAAAATGGAAAGACAACACGTTTAACAAAACCGTGTATTAACAATATTTATGATTTTTTAGTCAAACCGTCTATTATTAATATAGAAACAACATAAACAACATAAACAACATATGTGAAATAAATACAAAAATTATTATATTTATTATAATTTTATATATAATGAAAGGTAAACGCGGCAACATAAAGTCTAAAATATTTTCAAATATATACAAACAAATTAGTATTATTGCTATTGTGGTATTTACCATATACATTATTATAAAAACAGTTCAAACCCAACGCCGAAAAAAAATAGAAGGGTTTAAAGAAGGATTAATAAAAAAAAGAGATGAAGCAAAAGCAAAGAATCCAACAAAAGCAAAACCTACAACATCAAGAACAACAAAAACTGAATCAGACACGGAAGTGTCGTCGAATGAAGAACAAGCAGTTTCGGAACAAACGACACAAAGCACCACAACCACACAAAGTGGTGAAGAAAAGAAGCAAATTAGTATAACAATTAATTAATAAAATTCATTATATATGCCAAAAAATAGTAAAAACTATAATATATATAATGAACTCTGATGATATATATAAATTTATTGGTTATGCTGTTGTTATAGTATTTGGATTTTATATAGTTTCAAGATCATTAAAATTTCAAACTAAAATAATTGAAGGTATGACACGTGCTGAAGAAAGAGAATTAGAAGAAAAAGAAGAACAAGAACGTATCGAACGAGTGAATTTGGAAAATAAACAATCAAGTGATTTAAATAATATTATTAGAGAAATACAAAAATTTAATAATAAGAATTTGAATAATTTAAAAAAATACAATAGTAAAAATTATTCTTATATAGAAGAATTAAATAAATATACAAATAATTATATACTGAGGGAAAAAATTAATATATTGGAATTTCTAATTGGTATTTTATTAAAAGTTGAACCTGCTGATATAAATAGACCCGAGGGTGATAAAAAATTTATAAATACTGCAGAAAAGATTAATTATAATTCTATTATTGATGGACTGGAACAAAGAATTAATATTATAGAATCATTACAAAACGGAATTGTTTATTTAAGTGAGACAACTAGTGGCGATTTAGAAGAAGAAATTAAGGAAGATGATAATGAAGACGATTCTGGATTTGGGATTGGTTATAGTAGTGATGATGATAATAATGATGGTGACGATAATGAAAACATTACAGTTGATAAGACTACGGTGGAAGCATTAAAATTAACAAATGAGAAAAATACAACAATTATAAACGATGATATAAAATATTATTCCAGCACTCAATCAAAATTAAAAAACAGTTTAATTAATTTATTAATTACTTATAAAACTGAACAAAAAATATATTTGGCAAATTCAATCATAGAAAAGGATAATAGAGATATATATGCATATAATACGAGTATTAATATTTTGGAAAAATCAGAAAACGTATTAACTGAATTATTTGGCGGTAGTATTGGCGGTAGCACTATAGGTAAAAATAAGAGTAAAAAAAAAGGAAAAGGAATGTTTAAAAAATAAGATAAATAAGATAAAATAAAAATAAAAAATAACTTATTATTATTTTATAATCTACAATAGTTGAATTATTATTTTTCAACTCTTATCTTTTTCTAACTTCCCTTTTTTTATATGCACCTGCGTCAACTAACCCACGAGTATAGTCAGCGCCACCCCAATTATGGTCCATTGGGTTAGGACTTAATTTAGTATGAACATCGCTATGATATATACGGTCAATCGGCGTCTCAATGCCAATATACTGATTCTGTTGATCAAATCCTGGAAAAGAATTTTTATTAAAGAAGTCATCATTACGACCTGCATCAATTAATTTACTTGTCATGTCTTGATTTGGCGGAGGCACTACATTTAAACTATTAAAATCGGGTAAATTGCTGAAATCAGGATTAATATCTTGTTGTGTTATGTATTTATCAGGCAATCCGCCTTGCTGATTTGTTGGTCCTGGTCGTGCTTTATAGACCGATTCACCTTGTGCATTATACGCATGCTGTAAAAATAAAATAGGACATAAAATTCCTTGACTGCGTTGCCATTCAGTAAATTCAATATAATCTTCTAAATTATCAAAACGAATTGGATTTACGCCGGGAACATTAGCGCGTTTAGAATTATATAAGAAGAACTCACTTCCTTTTTGAATGAGAATATCGGGACAATTTTCAGCAATTTTATATTCTTCATCTCCGTTACTATTTTGATTATGCACGAATGCTTCAATATCATTGGAACGATAAATGAAATAAAATCCTAATAAAAATAATAGTAAAATAACAGTTGATTTATACATATATATATATAAAACCATATATAATTTTATATATGATGTAAAATTATATATGGTATATTTTTAATCTCTAAATAATATATAATGGTAAATAATATGAATAATAATAAAAAACTTGAAATTGTTTATGTGACAAATACTGGCAAAGACGCGCTAGGTGAAACCATAAAAAATGACTATAAAAGGACAATAATAGATGTAAAACAAATGTTTGATAATAAAAAACCAATGTTTATTGAATTTTATGCAGATGGGTGTGGACACTGTAAAAATTTAGTACCAATGTGGAAAAAGTTAACGGATAGTCTTGTAAAAAATAATTCTGATGAAAATATGGCACTTGTTGCAATTGAAGCAAAAGTACACAATGATGCTATTATTACTGAAATAAAAGAAAAAGCGAAATTTGGTATAGACGGATATCCTACCGTCGGTGCTATTGTATTTGAAAATGGCACCCCCAAATTTAAATCCTATAATGGAGATAGAACTGCTGGTTCAATGTATAATTTTATTAAAGAAGAGATTCTTAAAAAACAATCAGGTGGAGGTAGTAATCACACCACTCGCCATCGCCGTGTTCATCATAAGAAAAGTAATAAAAAATCGAATAAGAAAAGTAATAAGAAATACATCAAGAAAAATAGAAAAACCAAAAAGCGAACCATTAGAAAACACCGAACAAAGACTTACCGCAAAAAGTAAGGTATTATAACAAGCAAATAACATTAAAATATAAAATTGAATTAAATTAAAATAATAGAAAGATTGCACTATATACTATATAACACAATCTAACAAGGATGTATTCCTCTTTCCGCCTTTTAACGTTTGAGACAGAGGACGTCTTGTCTACGTTAGCAAGCGCTGATGAAACCAATCAAACAACATTTAGTATTAAAATGTTTGGCATCAATGAAAAAGGACAAACTGTTTGTATTTATGTGACTGAATATACACCATTCTTCTATGTGAAAGTTGGCGATGAATGGACTGAAACAGAAAAAGTTCAATTTGTCTCACATGTTTGTTCTTTGCTTGGCGAGCAATATGCCGAAGCAATTCATTCTACCAAATTAATTAAACGTAAAAAACTATATGGTTTTGATGCAGGGAAACAATACAATTTCATTCATTTTAAATTTAAGAATGAAACTGCTATGAAAAAAACCAAAGGGTTGTGGTATAACAAAGCAAATCCGAAGGGTGAATATCGTTTAGACCCCGAAGGGTTAGTATTTGAAGGCGAATCAACTGTACTGTATGAATCACAAATCCCGCCGTTATTGCGACTCTTTCATATTAAAGAATTTAGTCCCTCTGGGTGGATTGGACTGCCTTGTAATAAACGTAAAAAGGTGATTGTGAAAAAATCAACATGTGATTTTGAGTATAGTATTAAATACACTGATATTATTCCTCTACCTAAAAAAGAAACAATTGTTCCCTATAAAATTTGTAGTTTTGATATTGAAGCAAGCAGTAGTCATGGAGATTTCCCGCTTCCTGTTAAAAACTATAAAAAACTTGCAACAAATATCATTGATGTATGTAAAACAACAAACACTTATAGTGGAGAGTTTCTAAAGTCAATTGTTCTTACTGCATTTGGATATGCCACCAATGAAAAAGTAGAAGATGTGGATATTGTTTATCCAATTAGACCAACATCTCGCGTCAGTGTAGAAAAAAACTTTCATAATTGGATTAAAATTAAACCAGCGAATTATAAGGACAATATAGATATGGATGTTGTCGATAGTGGTCTTACAAATATTAAATATGATATTACGACTACTACAAAAGAAGGAAATAACTACGACGATGGAAACGATGCCAATGACGGTGCCAATGACGATGCCAATGACGGTGCCAATGACGATGACAACGATGATAGTGATAATTTGTCATCTAATCCAGTCGTAGAAGAAGTCAAACAATATGGCAGCGGTGATTGGCGTCTAGGAGCAAAAAATAAACCAAAAGCATATAAGAAAAAAGGGACAATCATTGATTTGTTATTAGATGAGGAGGCAACACGTGATACAAAATTACTCGAATTAACACGTACACTGACCGACGTGTTTCCATCATTACAAGGTGATAATGTAACATTTATTGGTTCTACATTTGTAAAGTATGGTGATGATAAACCATATTTAAATCACTGTATTGTGAAAGATACATGCGCGCCTCTTAATAATGCAGTCATTGAAAGTTATAAAACGGAAAAAGAAGTTTTATTGGCGTGGTCCGATTTAATTCAACGCGAAAATCCTGATATTATTATTGGATACAATATCTTTGGATTTGATTACCAATTCATGTATTTACGTGCAAAAGAATTAGGTTGTGAATACGAATTTATGAAATTATCGCGTAACAAAAATGAAATTTGTTTGAAAAAGAATTGGCGGACAGGCAAAGAAGGACTTGAAGAGAACACACTAGTTATTGCGAGTGGACAACACGATTTGAAATTTGCAAAAATGAGTGGTCGTCTACAAATTGATTTATATAATTATTTTCGCCGTGATTTTCAATTGACACAATACAAATTAGATTATGTATCTGGGTATTTTATTGGCGATGGTGTTAGTAAAATAGAGCATTATGAAGGGGTAGGCGACAACAACGTCAATAATATACAAAAAACCAAAATATACAGTAAAAACTTAACTGGATTAGAAAATGGAAGTTACATTAACTTTGAAGAAGAAGCACATTCAGTAGACCAATATAAAAATGGTAAAAAGTTTGAAGTGAGTGAAGTAGATTATAAGGAAGGAACTTTTGTAATTCAGGGGAAAGAAGAACCGGATTTGGTAACTAAAAAAGTCCGATGGGGTATGGCAAAAGACGATGTAACACCTCAAGACATTTTCCGAATGACAAATGAAGGACCAAATGAAAGAGCAGTGATTGCAAAATACTGTATTCAGGATTGTAACTTGGTTCATCACTTAATGCGAAAAATAGATGTTATTACGGGTTATATTGAAATGGCATCTTTATGTAGTGTTCCGATTGATTTCTTGGTTATGCGTGGTCAAAGTATTAAGTTGACCAGTTATATTTCTAAGAAATGTCGTGAAAAAGGAACACTGATGCCTGTGATTGAAAAATCAATGGACGATGATGGATATGAAGGCGCTACTGTTTTAGAACCTAAATCGAATCTTTACTTGGATACACCCGTTGCTTGTGTTGATTACAGTTCACTCTATCCATCGAGTATGATTAGTGAAAATATTTCACACGATAGTAAAGTGTGGACGCGTGAGTTTGATTTAAATGATAAATTAGTTATTGAGACAGGCGAAAAGGATGAAGAAACTGGTCAATATATATATGATAATTTACCGGAATATGAGTATGTAGACATTACCTATAATACATACAAATGGCAGCGAAAGAATGGAAACCCAAAAGCGGGAATGGAAAAAGTAAAAGTTGGTTATAAAGTATGTAGATATGCACAATACCCAAAAAATAAAGAAACGGGTGAAACAACACACGCAATTATGCCTGCTATTTTAAAGGAATTGTTAGCAGCACGTAAAGCAACACGTAAGTTGATTAAGACTGAACCGGATGAATTTATGAAAAATATTTTAGATAAGCGTCAGTTAAGTATTAAAGTCACTGCTAATTCACTTTATGGACAAACTGGTGCGAAAACAAGTTCATTCTATGAAAAAGATTGCGCTGCTTCTACGACTGCTGTTGGTCGTAAACTATTAACATATGGAAAACGGGTCATTGAAGAAGCATACGAGAACGAGGTCGTTGATACTGCCAATTATGGAAAAGTCCGGACTCGCGCGGAGTATGTGTATGGTGATACAGATTCAGTATTCTTTCGGTTTAATCTAGAAGAGTTGGATGGAACGCCAATTATTGGAAAAAAAGCATTAGAAATTACAATTGAATTAGCAAAGCAAGCAGGCGAATTGGCATCAATGTTTTTAAAGAATCCGCATGATTTAGAATATGAGAAAACATTCTTACCGTTCTGTCTACTTTCAAAGAAACGTTATGTTGGTATGCTTTATGAAGATGACCCCAATAAAGGAAAGCGTAAATCGATGGGTATTGTATTGAAACGGCGTGATAATGCACCTATTGTAAAAGACGTGTATGGCGGAATTATTGATATATTGATGAAAAGTCATAATATTGAAGATGCTGCAAACTTCTTGAAAGAATCATTACAAAATATGGTAGATGAAAAATACGGTATTGATAAATTGGTCATTACAAAATCATTACGTTCAGGATATAAAAACCCTCAACAAATTGCACACAAGGTTTTGGCAGATAGAATTGGTCGTCGTGATCCAGGAAATAAACCAAGTGTGGGCGACCGAGTTCCGTTTGTCTATATTGAAAATCCCAATAAAAAAGCACTTCAAGGCGAACGTATTGAAACACCGTCTTACATTATAGAAAACAGCATAAAAATCAACTATTCATTTTATATTACAAACCAGATTATGAAACCCGTTCAACAAGTATTTGCTTTGGTATTAGAACAAATGAAAGATTTTAGAAAAAAGAAGGGGCATACATTACGTTCTTGGAAAGCAGCATTAGAAAAACTGCACAAGGAATACCCTGACCCCGAAAAATACAAGGACAAAGAAACGTCGTTACGTAATAAAGAAGTGAAAGCGTTATTATTTGACCCCTATTTAAGGCATACAAATAATATGAAAAATGGAGATACAGCAATTAATTCATACTTTACTCCATTACCGCATAATAAATAAATAAATAAATAAATAAATAAATATGTTTAAACACAATAAAACATTATATACAGTAATCCTTTTTTAATGGATAAATATGCAAACCGTGGATTATCTGGACTAGCAAATCTAGGAAACAGTTGCTATTTAAATTCGTGTATGCAAGTATTGTCACATACGTATGAATTTAATGATTTTTTAAATAGTGGCGACTACAAAAAACGTCTTAAAAAAGTAGCAGATTCAATTATTTTACTAGAATGGGATAAATTACGTGAATTATTATGGAGCACAAATTGTACGGTTGCCCCACATGGATTTGTAAAAAATATAAGAAGGATTGCACAAATAAAAAATCGTGATATTTTTACAGGGTATGACCAAAACGATGTTCAAGAATTCCTCTTGTTTATGATTGATTCATTTCATAATGCATTATCACGCGAAGTTGATATGGTTATTAATGGAAATTTACAAAATGATACTGATAAATTAGCAGTCACGTGCTATACAATGATGCAAAATATGTATAAAAAAGAATATTCGGAAATTTTAAAAATATTTTACGGCATTCATGTCTCGGAAATTATTTCAAACGATACTAATAAAACATTGAGTGCTAGACCCGAACCATTTTCTGTATTAAGTTTATCTATACCCACTAAAACCACCAACGGCACAATCCATAATAAAATACCATCATTATACGATTGTTTTGATCTTTACTGTGAGTCAGAAGTATTGTCGCATGCCAATGGAAATGCTTGGTTTAACGATGAAACCAAGCAAAAAGAAGATGTTCGGCGTAAAATAAGTTTCTGGAGTTTACCTAATGTATTGATTATTGATTTAAAGCGATGGAACACAATGAATTTAAACAAAAATCAAGGACGAATTGATATACCTCTTTGTAATGCCGATTTCTCAAAATATGTGAAAGGATATAATCCAACTTCATATGTTTATGATTTATATGCAGTATGTAATCATGGTGGTAGTTCGCGTGGCGGGCATTACACGTCATATATTAAAAATGCTAATGGAAAATGGTATCAGTTTAATGATACTGCCGTTAATGAAATAAAGGAAGAACAAGTCATCTCTCCTCAATCGTATTGTCTTTTTTATCGTAAGAAGGTTTGAATATGTTAATATGTTAATATGTTAATATGTTAATATGTTAATATGTTAATATGTTAATATGTTAATATGTTAATATATATTACTATTGAAAGACATTACCTATCATAAAAAGAAGTTATTATAAAAAAAAATAACATAATTAATATATACATATGGAACAAGAAGTAATGTTTGATAGATTTGAAGATAAGATACAAAATAAATATATTGGTACAGAACCAATGTTATTAATTGGTGTTATTGCATTAATCATTATTTATTATTATTTGTTTTCGTCTTTAGGAAACAACGAAGGCGGAAATGTCTCATTATTAAAGGTTATTTCTGAAACTTCATTATGGATTTTATTTATAGCAATGTTATTATTAAATGGACTTACTTATATTTTTGGAATTGATATGATAGAAACAATAAAACATTGGTTAGGGTACTATCCTGAACCGGTGTATCAAGACGACGGGGCAGAGGTTAAGGTTATGTTAAAAGAACAAGTTTTTCATTTACCTGAAAATAAATATACATATGAAGATTCCAAAGCCATATGTAAAGCACACGACGCGCGATTGGCAACATTTGACGAAATGAAAGATGCATATAATAAAGGTGCCGACTGGTGTACGTATGGATGGAGCGATGAACAAATGGCATTATTTCCTACTCAAAGAGAGAAATGGGACCGATTACAACGCATTGAAGGACATGAACAGGATTGCGGACGCCCTGGACTCAATGGTGGGTATATAAATGATGCTTCAATGAAATATGGTATTAACTGCTATGGTGCAAAACCGCCCATATCCCCCGAAGAAGCAGATATGATGCGTCAAAAACCGTTTTACAATAAGGGTATGAAAGAATTAAATTTTGATAAAAAGGTGAGTTTTTGGAAAAATAAAATTAATGAAATTGAAATGGCACCGTTTAATCATGATAACTGGAGTATGATATAAAAATGATTTCTTATAATTTAACATCAAATAATTTAACATCAAATAATTTAACCAAAAATTTCATATTTTATTCATTTAATAATATATGAAAATGTCTCAGCAACGTATAGAACTATCCTCGTTTTTAATTATAATCTCTCTTGGTATACTATTATTATACTCTTATTATTATCTAGGTTCCAATAATAAAACAAATGTTAATGCTTTGTGGGGGGGTATTCGTTATATAAAACATTTAATACCCGTCTATATTGGTTCGATGTTTTTATCGGCAATCGGGTTTTTATCTGCACTTTATTATTTATATAAAACCAGTTCACTTACAACATATGAGAAAAAAATGATACCGATATCGTTAATGGTTATTGTGGTTGCCTCTATTTTTTGGATGCCTTTATCATTAAACTATCTGAACTTAAAGAATAAAACGAATTTAAAATCAGCATACTTAAAATACGCAATTATATGTGTTTTAAGTATTGTTGCTTTTGCATCTTTCTATTCAACCAAATTAATAAATGATATTAGAGAGAAAAAGTATACAACCGAAAAGAAATTAGCAACTATTGGTATGAGTTATTTTTTCATACATACATTTTTCTTTGATAATGTGTCTTGGAATTATAACTTTTTTAAGTTTATATAGTAAGTTTTCACAATAATATAAGTTTTCACAATAATATAA